TCTTTACGGGAGACATCTTTCTAATTTCAGGTGCAAATTCATTTAGTCCAGTTACATATCTTTTAATTCCATTAATTTCAAGACATGATAACTCTTCTTCATAAAAAACTCCTTCAAAAAGTGACATACCATAATTTTCTAGTCCCATATTATCTATGTCACCATCAAAATAGGTACGTATTGCAATTGATGTATCTTTACCTTCTTGATACTTTTCAATCATTGTAACTTCTTTGACTGCTTGTTCTGTGTACGTTGGAGCTACAGATACCGCAATCTCTTCATTTACTACTGTTTCTTTTTTCTTCTTTGCCATTTTTAGTTTGGTTTTAATTGGTTTTTAAAATGTTTTAATGATATAAGAGGGAGGAATGACCCTCCCTCTCTATCATGTTAAGTATTAGAATGAACCTCCTGTTACTGGATTCTTCATTACAATCTTTAATACCTTAGTTGGATCTTTCACCCAAATAGAAGGCATTGTTTGAGTCATCATCACTCGGTATCCATTAAAGTTACCTGATGAAGCAAACCCTTGAGTTCTTCCCATATAGTCCATAGTACCATTTTGGTAGAACCACTTTAATTGATTATCCCAAGAAAGTTTCAACAAGTGAATGTTGTCATTTCCTGACTCAGTGATGTCAAAGATAATAAAGCTATAAGAGCTTAATGGTCTTCCATCAATAAGTGGATTCTCAATATCATTAGTATGTAAGTTATCAAATGCAGGATTCAATACAAATCTTACGTTTGCTAAGAAAGGAATAACATAAGATGTGAATGCATATCCAAATCCTAAGTCCATACCTGACCCAGTTACCATACCATTTTGATCCATATTAGTTACGTATGTAGTTCCTAATCCAGCTGCTTCTGTAGCAATTGCATCATTAACAAGTTTCATACCACCAATACCAGTCTGTACAATTAATGTACGTCTTGGGTCTGGACCTTCTAATTCAACTTTACCTTGGTAGAAGTTGTAAAGCTCAGTCTTAAACATATCTAAGCTGAAAGAAGACTTATTGTAGATTCTCTTGTAAGAGTTATCTAATTGCTTCCAAAGACCAACTGACATTCTGATGTCATCCGGCCCATCTTGCTTCACTCTACCACCGTGTCCCCACATTAAGTAAGTCTCAATGTCACTTGCAATTTTATTCAAGTGAGCAGCTTCTAAATTAGTTAAGAAAGTTCTTGATAAGCTTCCATTATCAAATGCTCTACGTACGTAGTCAGCACCCATAATTTCAACCATGCTTTCTAATGAAGAAACTGAAGGATCAACGTCTTGGTCAAATGTTCTCCAAATCTCTGTAACTGGAATAGAACCGTCAGCATTCATTCCTCCTTTAAGCATTAAGTCTGCTCTTGAAGATACTGAATAGTGAACGTGTGCTTCTGCTCCTCCTACAAAGTTGTAGAATTCACGGAAACCTGTTCCTGTTGTAAGATCTGAGAATCTTTCACCATACTCACCTCTTGCAGAACCTTTTCTAAAGAATTTAGTTCCTGACTTAAGGTATTTGTCTGCTAGACCTGCATTATTGTTACTGTTAACAAGTTGTACAGTGTAAACAAATCCGTCACCTGATGGAAGAATATCTTCTGCAGTAACGTAAAGTTCTTTACCATTATACTTGTCATAAGTAATAATATCACCATGTCCAAACGCTCTCTTGTTTAAGAGAATTTTAAAAGTTTGACCATCTATACCTCTTGTTATACCGTCAGCGTCAGTGACACCGTCAATTTTACCAAGTGAATATGGAAGGTCTTGTGCAACGGGAGTTTGCCATTTATACTCACCACGTGCGTTGTCCACCATAATTGTATTGTTACCACCAAATGAAGCTAATTGATACAAAGGCATTTCTACCTTTTGTGTCATAGCCCACAAGTCAACTGGACCCATATCCATAGGTTCAGCAGAACCCAATAATTGAGTTAAGTGGTAAGAATCAACGTGAGAACTAGCTTTGTAGTTTGTATCTCTTAGGAAAATCCCATTATTTAATACTGGAGTTGCCATAATTGATTGTTTTTAAAATTAATAATTTATTGTTGTTGTTGTTTTTTTTTTACTAGTTACCCATAATGTATTCTACTACAAAAGTAAGGTCACCTGCAGTAGCTACTGCAGTAACCATCTTAATTGCAAAGTCAGATTCTTCTGTAATAACTCCACCTGTAACTGCACCAGGAACTGCATCACCTATTGCATCTGTAGCAGCTGCTGCATAAGTTGCAATTTTTACAGAGCCAGAAGCATCTGTGCCTTCTGCATAAAGTTCAAGACCACCACCTGATCCTGCTATTGCTGTGTGTGTTAATACAGTTGCACGTAGTATACCCGCACCTTTAGGAATTTTACCAGAATCTGCTAATGCTGTAGTAGCAGAAGTTGACCCGTCTCCGTCAGTACCATGTACATACTTACATGTAACAGTATGAATTTTTGGATTTTTTGCCATGATTTCTAATTGTTTTTAGTTAATAATTGTTTTAGTGTTGTTTTATATTCTTTTAAAAATGTTTTTATTTCCTCTAGATATTTTTCTTTTAGGTCTTTCAGCTGGAGTATCTTCAACTGGAGCTGCAGATGATCTATTACCTTGAGCAGTCTTTAACTTTCTAACTGTTTTTTCTACAGCTACATTCTCACCTTTCTTCATTATCTGCGCTTTATATCCATTTGGATCTGCAAGTAACCATAATGCTTCTGACACTAAGTTGTAATTTGGCTCAACAAATTGATACTTTTCTAGTAAGTGACCTAATAAGTTTGTATTCTGTCCACTAATAGATGGGTAAGCAGGATTAACTAATCCGTTATAAAGTAATGACTGTACTTTCTTGTCTACTTTTATATCCCCAAGCTGTCCATCTTTTAAGGTATTATATACATTTTGCATATAATTTTGTGATGCTTGTTCTTGTTGTTTTCTCTTCATATCTTGTTCTTGAAGTTTTCTTGCAACAACTTGTTCTTGCATCTTATCTAATTTTGGTTTAAACTTAGATGCTTGTTGTTCAAGCTTTCCTAAATCTTTCCAAATTTCTATTTCTTCAGAGATCTCTTCTTGTGAACCATATCCTGTAGCTCCAAGATATTCTCTGATTATATATTCTTGATCCTTTTCAGATTTAAGACTTAAATCTCTAGTTTCTTCAACTATAGATAGTGCTTTAAATATTCCTTTAAGATCAGTACCTCCATCTGCAACATATCTTGCTGCAATCTGAAGTTCTTGTGGTAAACTTTCAAAGAACTGTTTTGGAGTTTCTCTTCTTACAGCATTTGCTTTTTCATCTAAATTAGCTTGAATTAGTTCTTGCCAATCTTTTGCAGAGTAATCTTCCAAATCTTTATCATCATCAAAAGCTAAAAATTTATCTTCTTCTATAAGTTTCTTAAATACATCAGAAACTCCGTTAATAGCTTTTCTCCCTCTCTTTTTTGTTTCAACAGGTTTATCTTCTCCTGCTTCTTCTTCTTCAACATTATCCCCTAAGATCTCATCAATCTGTTCTTTAGATACTGTTTCTATTTTTTTCTCTTCTTTCTTTTCTTCAACTACTTCTTCTGTAGTTTCAGCTTTTACTTCTTCTTCTTTAGTCTCTTCAGCTGGTGTATCAATAAATGACATATCAACTTTTTTTCTACTAAATACATTAGGTTTTTTAGATTCTTCTTCTGGTAATGTAATTGATTCTGCTCCTGGAGCACCATTAAAGATTTCATCAAGGTTTACCTCAACCTTTTCTACTTTGGTTTCAATTGTTTTGTTTTCTTCTGACATAATATTTTTGGTTTTATTGGTTTAATATTCTGTGTTACATATACAATATAAGAAAGTTTTTTTGAATAAACCTTAAAAATTTTAAGTTAAGAGAAGATTTTTTGTAGTATATAGCTATCCTTATTTCTTCTTCTTCTTTTTAGGTTTATCTTCCTTTTTTGGTGCATCATATTTGTTCTTGTTTTCCCTTGCAATTTCAAGATTTGTATTTGCAATTTCACGTTGTGTGGCAAGCTTTTGCTTCTCAACATCAAGCTTAGAATTTTCATATGAACTCTTTCTTGCTGACTCTTCTCTTTTGAAATCCATTTGATCTCTATACTGATCTCTATTTTCCATATCATTCATTGCATCACGGAAATCACTCATCTGATTTTGATCAATATCAGTTTGTGCACCATAACCTGCAGCTCTAATTTCAGCAACCATAAGATCATTCTTACGTTCTTCAGCATTTTCATTAGCTTGGAAGTCACGTTCAGCTTGTTTTTCTTTAGCTTGTGCTTCAATTTGCTGTTGTTGCATTTCTTGCTGTTGTTGCATTTGTTGTTGTTTCTGAGCTTGATCTTTTTCTTCAGCAGCCTTAAGAATAGTTGAAACTTCTGCAATTGAATCAGCTTTAATCACACTTCCAAGATCAAATATACTTGCTCCTGTAGTATTATTTGTAAGAGCCATTTGCTTTAATTGCTCAAGAATTTGTCTATGATTTGATTTAGTTGTACAGAATATATTAAAATCTCTCATTAATAGATCTGTTCCATTAATTGTAAAGTTTACCTTTTCTGCTTCACTTGATACATAATTAAGTCTTACACTTGGCATTTTACTATGATAGAACTGTGATAAATCAGTTCTCATTTGATGTACACGTGGCATTAGATTATCTGAATGCTGTATAAAATACATCTCTGTTTGTGAGTATGAAGCTTGTACAGCTTGTTGTACTCCTGTAGCAGTTTGTCTTGACACTTCTTGTCCTAATCTTTGTGGGTTAACCCCAATAGCATCAAATGCTTGTTGCTTAAAGTGATTAGCTAATTGTATTCTAGACATTAATCTTCCTGACTGTTCAAGATTTAAAGTTTGATAATGATTAAAGTTTGTAGCATTTTCTGTATTTGTAATAGAAGTATCTAGTGGTAACATACCAAAATCCTTCATTGCTACATAAGCTTTAGCCATATTGTTTTTACCCCAATCTTCACCCATTGAGTGACGTGGTAACGCATTCTGATCAAACATAATTACAGTACCTAACTCATCTACCAGTATATCTGCAATTTGATTATTAACCATATTGTATCCTACTTGATATGGTTTCATTAGATCTACAAGAGATGTTGATCTAGTATTTCTATCAGAAAATACTCTACCTTCAATTGGTAATTTAACACCATATAGATTGTTATCTCCTTTAAATTGGAATTGAACTCTACCTGGTGTTTCATTATTTATTCCTAAATATATTGGATCAAAGTCTGAAGATGTTTCTGTTCTCCATGAGTTAGGTAAATTTCTACCAATCTTAACTCCACCCCAAACTTCATTAATCCAAATCCAATCTACATGCTCTCCTTCTGCTAGATTATCTTTTGATTTATTTTTAAATAAGTTTGTATTGTAAAGAGGCTTATGTGTTGTCTTAAAGTTTTCATCAACTATTAGTTGTTCAACTTCACCATCTGGGTGTACTCTAGTTAAATGTCCAACCTTTCTTTGTGTTTTCCAATAAATAGTGGAAACTCTTAACATATCAGTTGTACCCCAAGCACTAATGTCCTCTCCTTCACTTAATATCTGACTTACAATATCACCACCTCCACCTGGATTAGTAGCCCAGTTAGTCATAAATTGTCTATATGCTAATGAAGGTGCATTTGTATTCCATTTGTGAGACTTTGTAGGATCATAAAAAGATCCATCATTTTGAACTGGGTAGTTCATGTATATTGCTGATTTAGCAGGATGTATTGCTTCTAATGATTCTAATTGTTTCTTAGACATTAGGTAACCATAACTATCTATAACATCTGATATAGTTAGCATCTCACATTTACCTGCATAATTTGAATCTGCAATGTATCTAATATCTGGAGACTTTTGGTAGAAGGTTAGAACAGGATTCCATAGTTCTACTTCATAGTCATCTTCTAACATACGGAAATGCCAGAACTCTCTATCACAAATAAGCATATCACGGAATGCTCTTTCTTCAAGTTCTTGCATCTTAAATCTTTCCTCATCAACTTTCATTTGATGGTGAGCCCATTCTTCTACTAAACTTCTATAATCTTTTTGAAAGAACTCTTCTATTTCTGGTAATGATTTTAATCTTTCTGGAGATAATTGTTCTTTTGCATCTTCACCAAAAGGATCAACACCCATTTCTATCATCTGTTGAGTTATCTTTGCTTCAGCATCTGCTAATAAATTTTCTTCTATTAACTGTCTTTTCTGTTCAATCATCTCATTATATGAAAGATCATCAACTGCTCTAAATTGTACTCTTGAAAATCTTTTAGAAAATTCTCCAGATAAAACATTAATTACATTTGGTATAATTGGATAGAACTTTAATTCTAAAGCAGACTCATCTTCTTTAGTCAATACTTCCATTAACTCTTTGTATTGATTATCTTCTTCTACAATATAATCTGATTTATCTATAATACCTTTTGCAAGTTTATAGTTTTTTAAGAGCTTTCTTGAATTCTTTCTTAGAAAATTCATACCTTGCTCTTCTAACCAATCTAAATTCCATGCTGCCCAATCTGCATTTTTTTTCTTTGCAGATAAGAATTGAATAGGTTGTGTTAAGCTAGAAGTAGCCGGGTACTTAGACTGTTTAGCCTTAGCACCATTCTTAAGTTGAAGAGCATTAAATATTTGCATATTATTTTATTATATATACACAAGGAATATTCCCCCAAGTAGTTGTTGTTGTCCAATAATTTTTCATTTTATATTTTTAAAAGGTGATTTTTTAAATTTCTTATTACCTGACATTCTTTTATTCCTTCCTATATTCTTAAAAGGGTTCATAGATAATTTATACAAATTTTTGGAATTATCCAAGTTATTTGATGACTTATCTCTTTCTCTACGCTTTAAATACCCTCTATTTGATTGCTGCACTCTTGCAAATGCAACTAATGCAGAAAATGCAACTAATCTATCCACGTTAAGTCCTGGATAATATTGTGACATTTCTGTTAGTAACATAGGATCAGGAATTCTGTCTATTCCAAATGTCTGTTTTATTACTTCTCCGTTATCATCCACTTCTTCATCAATAACCTCACGTATGTATTCTAAAGCGTATGATATTAGATGGCTTTTAAATAATGTACCTGTATTCTTCCATCCATATTCTTGATATACTGTTCTGTTTGATCCAAGATCTTTTAGAAACAATACTTGTTGTTTAGGTACAAGATACTTTTGTTTTCTTCTAGCAATCATATGCTGTATAAACAAGGATATATTATTCTCTACAATAGTCCATGCTTTATACCATTCAATAATTAACTCCAGTCTTTCATGTGTTTTATTTATATCATCAAATCTACCACACCATGATGCAACTAATTTATCTTTTTCTATAAATGTTTCTTGACCGTCTGCAGTTTCTCTTGTTATTTCAACAGGATTTTTATATACAAATATACTGCATAATGAATCTGATGTTGTTGTCTTTCCTTCTGAGACAGGGTCAATAGAAGCATAATAAGTTCCAAAATCTGGATTCTCTACAGGTCTTTCCCAAACAACTACTGATCCAGTTTTATCTTCCATTTTTTTCTTTACTGGAAAATGTGATATAGGCAATTTCTTTGTTCTTTTTGCAACTATTCCTGTTTGATCTCTTTCTAACTTAATAAACTCATACGGATACTCTTTTTCTTCAATCTTCTTCATTTGTCTTGCAATAAGATTCTGAGGAAATATTGCTTCCTGTCTATATGCAAACGCTTCTGCTATATTAATTGGTTTCTGAGATATACGTAATTGGTATTGCTCAGGTGCTAAATCCTTTTGCCATTGAGCTCTTTCATCTTCAATTGCTTTAAGAGATTCTTTAATTAGTGAATTACCATACTTATCAATATGTGGAGGCATTGACCATTGTTCTGGAATAAATAATCCTGCAATACCAATACCACCTTTATCATCCATTAGATCAGTTTCTACAGCATATATATCATTAGATTGTGGATTAAGTATAAATTCTTTTAATGGATTACATTGATTAAGATCACCCACTGATCCAGCTGCAATAAACATACCTGTTGTCATCATACCAGATGTCATTGCAGGTCTAATATATTCATACGTTTGATCCATCTTTGGTGCAATACCAGCCTCTTCATGAAAGAAGAAAGTACAAGGTCCACCTACACCTGTTGTTGCATTCTTTTCAAAAGATGCACCCTGTATTTTGGACATAAGCCCTTTGTTGGTTTTTCTATTATTTATTCTTACTTCTATCTTTTGTTCCCATAATAAAACTTTTTCTGGTGTACAAGGTCTATACCAACCTGTATGTTCATTCAAAAATGTTTTGTATTCATCTAAAAACTTCCAGGAACCTTTATCATTAATATAATCCTTAAGTGATGCACCTATTTTACATATAGATCCTTCTTCAAACCAAAATTGGTTTATAATTTTACCCATATGAAAGTAGGAAGATGCTATCTGTCTTTTCTTTAGTATAGCTGCATGCTTATAATGTAATTCAGCTAGTACTTCATATAGTGCCATGTGATACTGAGCATCTCTTACTTTTGCAAATCCATATTTCTTTTCTTCTTTGTCAAAGATTGGTAAGAAATTTAACCACATGTAGTAATCTCTGGTTAAATAGAATACATTTTTTTTACCATGATAAAATACTCCATCTTTGCATTTTTTCTTTTGATCTTCCCAATAGTTTATATAATCTTTTGATCTAAATGGTTTATCACAATAGAAACCTTGTTTATCAAAAATTTTTGCTTGTTCATTAAATAATAGAGCTACTTCATCAAAATTATACTGACCAGGTTCCTTAAAAAGAGTGATGAGGTAATCTCTGAATTCTTCTCTTGTCTTGAATTCAGTGACACCCCATTCACCATCCTTATATGTTGGAATTGATTTATACATCCTCTATTGCCCATACATCTTGTTGTCTAAGTAATATATGATCTTCATCCATATGAGATACTTTAACTGGTTGTATAAATTGATTAAACAATACTATTTCTCCATCATAAATACCTTCAACATCTTCACCTACACTTACTACAGTTCCTCTGTCTTCTTTTGTTTGTTGTGCATCAGGAATATATATACCTGTATCACCATAAGTTTCTGCTGCCTTGTGTTGTTTGATTAGGAGTCTATCTCCTACTGGTCTAATTTTGCTCATTTTATTTTTGGTTTTAATTATTACATTTGGTCATAAGCTAATCCCTGTCCACCACGGACTTGACTTTTCTGCTCATCTTTCATATCATTATATGCTCCTTTAAATGACTGTCTAATACTATCAAATTTAGCAGCTGTATTTACTAATGCTGTAAGATTACCATCTCTACCGTGCTCTATTTGAGTTTTCTCCATATATCTAGCCAATCTATCTAACATGGTTTTAATACCTTTATATGCTCTATATGTTGGTGTATGATATAAATCTTCACATAGTCTTATAGCGTTTATTATAGATTCATCTTCTGGTGATTCTTCTAAACCAACTTCATCTATAATCAATTCTTCTTTTTCATGCTCAGTCATATTGAAAAATGGATTCATATCAGGATCAGGACATGTCATATAGAATATAAATAAATATACTTCCATATATGTATCTGGATATTTATCCATGATACTTTTTAAACTCTTTATAGAATAACAGTGTTCTGATGGAATTACTTTACCATTTTGTACGTCAAATAATTTTACTAGCATTGAGGATTATCTTTAAGCCACATTACAAGACTGTTAATTTCATCTTTTAAATATGGTAGTTCATACATTTTAATTTCTTTAATAATAGGTTCCCCCTGATCATTATACTTAGTGATAGGATAACCAAACTTGTTTTCACCTTCTTTTTCAAATGATACATGTTGTATTTGTAGTTTTCCTATTTTAAGTTTAGGATTATGTTTTTTAATAATATAAGCATATAAACTTAATTGTAAGTTATAATGCATCAGATTACAATCATCTAAATTACTAACTGGATTATACATTTTAGATGTAATTCCTTCCCAGTTTGTAAATCCCTTCTCCTTTATTTCCTTATTTGTTTTATAATCAAGTATATTTATTTTACCATTCACAATAGATACAAGATCAGCTTGTCCACATATTCCCAATGATTTTAAATATACAAAATGCTCAGGATATACACCGTCTTTTAATTTTTGTTCTGGTGCTATCTTAATACCATTATCATCTGTTATTGGTCTTATAATTGGAACTTCAGTTCCATCTCTTTCAATAGTATCCCACTCACAAATATTTTCTTCTCTTTGATCATGATACCAATTGCCTAATTTAATTGCTCTATCTGTTTCAGAATCCCAAGCATCAGTGATTTCTTTAGGAGTCATACCATACCATTTAGATCTTTTATTCTTAGATGATTTCTTAGCTTGACCTTCTCTATCAAATTTAGGTTTAAATAACCCAACAAAACTAGTTACACTAGTCCATTTAATTTGGTCCTTTTCTAAGTCTTCATTAAGACTTTCATATACATGTCCTTTTTCTCTAAATATTACCGGCATCTCTATCTCTTATTTGTTTTTCAAGTCTTTCCTTTTGTTCTTTTTTAAGTTTAGCCATTTTTTCATCATGAGCTTTTTTTGCTTCATAACCAAAGAATACTTGTTTTTTAAATTCATCTTCCATCTCTGGTGTCATAATAGCTTTCCATCTACCTTTTGGACAATCAGAAGACATTGATCTTATTTTTAAACTAAGACTACAACCACAGTCTGAACAACATGGCTGAGTCTTTGGGACAGCACAAGAGCTACCCTCTCTATCTATTAATGGGCAAATCTGACATTCCATAAATCTTAATTTTGCAACAGCTTCAACATCTTCATTTTTGAAGATTTTGTTTTTTATTCCTTCTGCAATTTTATCTAGATTTCCTAATGCACCTAATAATTTACTTATTCTCATTTTTAAACTTTTTTTTATCTTCTATATTTTGATCTATAACTTTTAGAATATTTTTCATACTCTCTAGTTTTTTCTTTACAGGTACTGATTTATCATACCCAGTAAATTTTGTTTTATCTAGGTTTCCTAATATATCTTGTTGTCTTTGAATACTTTTTTTTAGTTTATTTATTCTAATTGAAAATGTTCCAAGATTGGGTAATGCAATTTTTGGACTTGTTAAATTAGATAAATTTTTTCTTACTTTATCATAAAAGAAAAAAACAAAATCAGAAACTAGATCTTTATGAACCTCAGACTCTTTTGCAATATCATCATAAAAATTTTTATAATTCTTCGGGTTCATTTCCTAAAATTTTAAAATCTAAAAACAATATACCTTCTATCTGAACATCCATGTTAGGATTGAGTGATATTGTTTTTTTATTATTTCCCTTTTTAATTATAAGTCCTTTTTTTTCAGCTTT